ACTCCCAGATTGCTAAGATAGGGCATGATAGTCCAACCATATTTTTTAATAAGGTCAGACACTTTATATGGATTTGTTGCAGCCATTATATATAATCTCCTAAACTTCTAAACTATCAATTACTTAATGGTTCAAAAAAATTTAGGGAAGCCTGAAAACACCGACATGAGAAAGGAAGAAAATGACGACTTCCCTAAACTATTCACTTTTCAATTAACCCTGCGGAGGGCTTATAACATCGTAGCTTCTGTTAAACCCGTGAGCTTAACTGCCCGAGGATCGGTGGGGGCTATGAGGTTATAGTACCAGAACGGAGCCTCCAATAAATCTTGAGGCCGACCAGATGCTCCCACTACTGTGGCATCGGTACTACGAGAAACCATAAATACCCCGGAAAGTCCACCAAGCGGAGCCAAAAATTCAATTTCCGGCCCCATACTGGCTTCCATTCCGCCAAGTCTCGGAGGACTAAATCTCTGGATATTATCCCCACCAAACTTCATCGCATACAAAGTCTTACTCAAGCACATCGGACTCATAATCCACTCGTAAGTTCGTCCACCGAACTCATACGAAATCTGAGACCAACCGCCCTTAAAGCTCAAGGCTTTACCAGTACGCTCATAATTCTGTCTGTTGTTATACAGACCGGGCTGTTGTAGCCATTTCAACTGAACGCCCTGCGTAGTAATAACTGTATCCAATGTCTCACCCGGATAAGCATCCAGATACCCACCGATATAACCGTTAATTATATTATCAGTAAGTGGAGCATTCACGGCCTTGACTTGAGACTTAAACTGTGGATATATACCCAAATCAAGGGCCACACCCTCGGCAGCCCCACCTAAAATGTATCCAGACCCTTTAATCCAGTCATTGATTCCCCAACTAAGCTGGGGTCGATTACTGACACGACTCGAATGAGCCGCCACAATCCAATCATCCGCTGCCGGTATGACTTTGAAAGCATCACTACCATCTGCCGGAGTCGTTACCTCAAAATGAGCATCCACACCAGTCACCGAATTAATGGCCTTGACATTTATGGTTTTGCCAAGATAATCAACGCCGGTAATAACGAGTATAACATAAGACTCGTCCGTATGCGTATAATTACGCACATCCGTTCCATCGGTGTCAGTACCTTCCCGGATTACGGCAGTACCACTATTGGCAACTAAATCAATTCGCATACCTTGACGGAAATTTGCGATTCGACCATACTCTTCATTAATAGTAATCTTACCATACGGTTCAGTTACCGCACCGGTCTGTTCTATGGCTGAAATTCTTCCGAGAACTTGATTTACACCAGACGAAGAATTTGTCGCACTATAAGAAAAAAAGCTGGAAGCCTCATAAATCGCTTTCAACTTCGCCACAGCCTTCATATCCCGAGCCACCTTCTTAATCTGGGCGGCATTCAACAATTCAGCCTGTTTCCAAGCAGCCGGAATACTAAAGTTCCCCACAACCTTATGCAGAACAAGCTCCCTCTTCATATCGCCCATGTGAGGCGATTCCGAGGCTTTTGGGAAGATTGACAAACCAGAGGCCAGAGTCGCTACCGTCTGGTCTAACCGCTGAATCATCCCCCCATCAATGGTCTCCATTGTCGGGCCAAGTGGATCAGCCGATTCAATCAAACCAGCCACGCCGGTTTCGTAAAGGTGAATTACTTTATATCCTCGACCGACACCTTCCTGCTTTTTGACTCCCAACGCTGTCCGCTTAATCTTATCGAACACGGGAGCTATCTGGGGGCCAGCCTCGGTAATCATCATTGGAAGTTCCTCTCTCACGAGGTTATCCAATGAACCTATTGCTTGTGCCATTGTTCTATCCCTTAACTAAATACATTTACAGTAATATGCAGTTAGTTGAGGGCTTCAATCATCGAATTCCTACTTCATTGTCCGGGCAGCCTTAACTGCCTTTTGAAGATACCTTGCAATAAGATTCTTCTCTTGGTCATCCTCTGTTGAAGGAATTCGCTTAATTGGTTCGTCAGCTTGGATTACAGATGAAAGTCCCTCACCCGGAGCCAGGCCCAAAACAATGGGTTGCTGGTTGGATTTCTTTGGGATACCCAACTTTTTCAACTGCGACCGCACCCTCTGTACCGTCGCACTAACAAGCTCGGCTCCAAACGGTTTTCCGTTCTGAATCTTCGTCAGAACATCCTCAGCTACCATATTTTTCACTTCAGCAAGAACTTCGTCTTTGTCCTCGCCTACTATCATTTTACCAATTATCTCATCTTTGTCAACCGCTTTGTCCGATATTTCTCGAATTTCTTTCTTGGCATCGCTGACGTGCCTCTGCTGCGAAAATTCCAAAATTGCTTTAACCTCCGCAGGAGTAGCTCCCATTTGCTTTTCAAATTCGGTATTGAAATCTGAAACAGTGGTTTTTTTACCCGCTTTCTGCGGAGGTTCGTTCTCATCCTTGAGATATTGCATAAACTCAGCAGGTTCTATCCCCAACAAACCGGCCAATTCCCGCACATCAGCCTCGGATGGATTATCATGGCCTTCAGAAATAGCTTCCACGAGAGTTCCAATTCTTATCCCTCGTTCTGCGGTTTTTGTAGCTGCGGCAGCTTCTTGAAATCTCTTGTCGGCCCCCGATGCTTTTGAGGCCCGTTCCTTTAGTTCCTCAAGGGTCAATGCGACATCTTCTCCGTCCACCTTAATGGTGTGAGTTTCAACTTTCTTTTCCTCTTGTTTCTCTTCTTGCTTTTCTTCCTGCTTCTGTTCTTCTTGTTTTTCTTCTTCTGGCATTTTTCTACCTTTCTTAAAAGTTTATATACCTGCTCCGCCACCCATCATTTCACCCTGCGGAGGTTGTTCTAACTCCATTGCTGCCGAATCTTCCATAGTTTCCATTCCTTCTGGTAAAATTCAGATTTTCGAGTTTGGCTCGACGATAATTTTGCCAAGCAACTTCATTGCCCACTGGAATGTCCAACCCCTTTTCTCGAACTTGGAAACTAAATTCATTAAGAGTAATTCTTTGCCCTTCAAGAGCCTCTTTCAATTCCAGCTTTTGTTGTTCTTTTGAGATAGGAACTTCCGAAGCCACATTAATGTTCACTTCATCGGGGGATGGAATAGCATTTTTGGCAAGATTAATTTCTCCAGTCTCCATATCGAAAATGATACCAGCCAGAGAATCATCAAGATTATTGATGCTGACGACTTTTTCCCCCGGCCAATTATCTCGGCAAATTCCTAACATAGAACGATAGACCCCCGATATTGCTTCGGCTACATTTTTGGCTGTAGGAGACAGAGGAATACCACTTGTTTCATATAACATCCCGAGACCTGATGCCGAATCCACTCGTCCAGGAGCACCACCTTTCAACATTTCTGTCGGTTGATTTGATACTTTATCCATCAAACTCCCTGCAACCATAGCCCCATCTATTTGAGGTTTTGTCATTGCCGCAGGTTGTATCTGAAATGGTTTTTGTTCTGGGGCAGTATAATCAATTTCATATACTAATCTTTTTATACCATCTTGACCTCTATGAGCCTCTGGAGGGGTTCCTATTCCGGCAGGCCACATCACCAATCCATATAAGTCATAATCTGATATGGACTGAAAGAGACTACTAAGACTGTATTCTGCCTCAGTATTCAAAGGAATCAACTGGTCAATAAATGAACGACCATAAAATCCGCCAACAATGACATCCCGTGCAATTTTCACAGGCATATAGTATTTGCTCTGGGAATGGTCATAGCGATACAACTGATTTAGTTTCTCATAAGAACCCGCAAAAATAAGATACTCTGCCAAATATCCATCTGTTGTTTCAGTCCAGACCTCAACAAGCAGAGTGACATCGGTTTGTGTTTTATCTTTTTTAGTATGCCGTCCTTTCCATTGGGTTTCAACCTGACTTTGCCCACTCCTAATATAGAAACCTCCTCCACTATGAGTAAGAGAAGCAGTTCCCTGAAATCTGGATGACACATCGGCAGGCAAATCACCAAAAGGAACTTTCACACTATCCATTCCTTTGTAGATTTTTGACCTCTTGCCCGGTGTTATTGAAAGACCTTTTACATAATCAGCGGGGACATATCTTAATCGTATCAAACCCCGCACATCCGATGGAGTAGATACATCTATTGGAATAGGTATCAATTCCCAAGGATTGATTACTTCAATCCCAATACTATCCATTCCTTCTACCCATAACCCAAACCCAATCGTTCCATAATGAAGTAACGGCGGGAAAGCATTCAGAGCCAACTTAGAAACCTTTTCTTGCGGAAATGCCGAATCCAGAACTACCTGAGCCGTACTTGCTTTCCTTAATCCATCAAGACTAACTCCTCGTCTTGATACAGCCGGAGCCAGATTTATTGTCAACAATCTTCCGAGTTGAGCCTGATATTTTGCAACAATATCCTCATACCGAAACTTTAGAACCCCTGATCCATCCAGATAAGACACATTCAGAGTCCCGCTTCCATAGTTGATATTCGAGAAATTGCGAATCCCCCTCATATAGAAATGATTAATCCACCAATTAATTGAAAGAGGATTCATCTTGGACTTGCCAGCAGAAATCAAGTATTGAAAAATCTGCTCAACTTGCGGTTTATTCTCTGTAGTATTGGGAGGGAGATTGAACTTATATCCCATCAGCGGACTCCAATTTCCATCGTATAGTTAGTATTTTTTGGCTTATCCTCCTTTTTCTTCCCATTGGCAATTCCTTTAAGTTTCCCCTGCGGAGGTTTAACTGAAGCAACCAAAGCCCGTAATGCCTCGGGCTTTGCCTCTTTCCCCGCCAGAAAAATGAGGAGTTGTTTATTTATAAGTGTAACCTGCCCAACAACATTGAATAATAATGCCAAGAGACCGCAGGATATACATCCAAATATCCCTAATAGAATCAAACAACCAGTTTCAATAGACATAAAAACTTCCTTTCTTTATATATTAAATTATACCAAAAACTCAATTTTTGTCAACCCCTTCTTATTTTCCTAATTATGACAAATATTCTCCGTAGAATATAAATGATAATCAAGAAACATAATATTTTTTTAATCATCCAACTATAGTTCTTTGGCCACGAATGACGCGGCGGTTATTTGGATCGATGGCAGATTTACGAGCATTCTGACTCAAGACATCAAGCATCTCCCCTGTAATTTCAGTGGAGGAAACACCCGACAACAATGGCATCCCTTTAACAAGAGGCAAATTTCTACGAATACGTTCCAACAAACTCGGCTTGCCTTTTTCTTTAACAAATTTCCCGCCTCGATTCTTGACAACAAATTGACTCATTGAGAGTGTATCAACAGCATCATCGTGGGGAAGAAGAGCCAAATCTGGGGTGAAATCCTCTGTCTGTTGATATAGTTGGTCAAATGGCCATTTTCCTGCAAGGTGAGCCGGATATTTTATCTTGCCCGGACGGAATCTCCACTCCATACCACATATTCGGTTGCTTTTGGTTACACGGGCGGGATATGTAATTGGAAAAACTCTTGCTCTCCAAGGTTGTGAGACCTTCTCTTCCATCTCGTTGATATATTCCTGCACAGCCTCCGCAAAACTCATCTGGATACTTACGGCTTCTATTCCAAGTACGCGAGGTCTCCAAGCTAATCCTTTCTCGTAAATCAAACGCAAAAGTGTTGCATCCTTGGCTCGACCCATCCACATATCCAAAATCCATAATGTATTTGTAGTGTCAAATCCAAGAATCATAATACAGGAATAGTCATTGTATTGAGACATTCCACTGCCATAATCAAACAGCAGAATTCGATACATTGGTAATACAATTTCTCGGAATGGTTTCTCAAAATCTTTATAAACCCTACGACCCGGCTCCATATAACGCTCTGACCATTTTATCAATCCTGTATGAGCCAATGGATTATTCCAATCAAATTCCCCTTCGACAGAATACTCGTTCTTGCGAGGGTCAATCACTAAGATACGGTCTTGTTCTGAAATAGGATTGTTAAGATACTCAGCGGCAAAAGCCGATTCGCCGATTTCTTCTTTGCGAGCTTCAAGCACTTCTTGAGGCCATTTCTCAGGCCACAAGACATACACTTTTTTAGGATCATCTTTATCGTAGGCTATTGCTTTCAAGACCTTCCGATTCCAGAAATCAAATCGGGGGTCATCACTCGTCGTGGCGTGATAAAGAAAAGACCGCCGATTAATCAAAGTTCCAGTCCAAAAAATAGATGAACCAGATTCAAGCATAGGAATTATCTGGCGGAACATAATCATCTCAAACTTTTCAATCACAGCTTGAGCAGCGGCTTGAGAATCGGAATCAGGATCATTCTCGGGGTCATCAAGGAAGAATACTCTTGGTCTGCCCCCACGCTTTTTCCCCATCACACTAAGCCCTTTGATAATCGCCCCATTCATCAAACTTAATTGATGGTGATTCCAAATCTTCCGTCCCCTCGGTGGTTTCATTTCCCCGAAATCCTGAAGTATCAATTCATTCTCAACAAATTGTTGTATGAGTTTGTCAAACCGTTCCTCAACTAATCTATCCGTTGCTAATCCAATCGTCATTTCATAATGTGGTCTGGTCAGGGCAAGTAACAGGGGAGCTTCAAGAGCTATCACAGTCGATTTAGCTGACCCCCTTGGAGCACCTTCTACATTTCTACCATATGTTCCCAAATCGTGAATCATCTTATAGTGAAAAGGAGGGGACTCCTCGAAACCGTTTTTATAGAACAGTTTCCCCGCCCCAGCAAGATAACACCTGCGGAAGAAATCCCAAGCCACTACCAAATCAAAAGCAGTCGATTGATTATACAGAACAGCCAATCTTGCCTGTTTCTGCCCATCAAACGACAACTTCTCATAATCCCTCGGCAGAGGCCAAATAGGATATGGTCTCTTAATCCACATTCATTCGTCCTCGAGTAGCAAAATATTCCCGCAAACAATTACCACAAAATCGACAATGGGTATCCCCAAGTTCTCCTTCTATCTTACCACAAGAATGAACCCATTTATTATTCTCATATTGTTGCATTACTTCCCGCCATGCGACTGTTGTGATTGCACTATAGGAATTAAGAGTTCGTTTTCGGAATATATAATTCTTCCGATGATTTTCTGGAATTCTATCTGCCGAATTGAAATAAGCCATAAAAGTTAGTACAATAGGAACATCTCTTTGAGAATAATATCTGATACATTTTTTTTGAAGTTCTATGTTCCAAGTATTAGCCCGAAAACGAACAAACATTAAATTCTTGGGGACATCCCGACTTTGAATTTTATAAAAATCAATATCTGTCATTTTCCCTGGATTCACAGTGAGAACGACTGGAGCCTCAAAATCAAGATTGAGAATTGCTGTATTGTAGAATTTTAGAGGGAATTGATGTGTTCTCATTAAAACGGTCGGTTTATCCACATTGGAGTCATTGCCATCATTAATCCTCACTACTTGGAAATCTGTTGGTTCTGGAATAAAAGGAAGATTCTCTTCCAGAGGTTCCAAATAGGATCGACCGGATTGGAAGAAACAATCCTCGCAATTATTTGGACAAGTTCCTGTTTGTGGAATGGCACAAACAATCCCACTTCCTTTTGTTTTAGGATTCTCTTTTTTCATTTTTCAATTCCTCAATGGCGGGGAGAGTTCTGACGACATCAAAGAAGGCGATGGTTGTGGCTATCCCCGCACACCACGCCGAGTTGCCTTTATTCGACCCCATTACGATTTTCAGGCTTGGCCAAATACCCTCGATGTAGCCGGGCTGATTCAGAAGAGCGAAAACCATCGCCGGTATCTCTGCTCGTTCTGCAAAATCCCAAGTCGTAGTCGAAGGCGTTGTCATCGGCTCCGCACACAATGTCACGATATGAAAAGCTACGGTGGCCAGCACAAATCCATCCTCCAGAATGTACTTTCTCAGGGCCGTAAGTTCAATATCCTCCGCAGGGGGTATTTTATGTAAATCCCCAAGTTCTTGAAATATCTCTTTTTGTATTTGGCGTTCTTCTGGAGTCTGAGGCGGTAATTCTATAGGTTTGATTTCTGTAGGGTAATTCCCATCAGAATCAAAATTATCATTTTCTTTCATATTTTCAAAAGCCCGCTCAGATGCGATTTTACTTTTCTGCGGAGGAGATTCCCGGGAAGAGGTCTTGGTCACAGGTTGGGGGTCGGGTTTTGATACAGGGATTATCGGACTTTTCGGAGTTGTTATTGTTGCTTTCGGATAATTCTCCACCGGTCGTAATACTGTTTCCGTTGGAAAATTGTCTCGGAGTCTCTCCTCCGTCTGACGATTCAGTTCCTCCAGAGTCAGCATTTCCGAGGGGGAAGGCTCGTCGGGTATCTCTGATAGATTCTGTGGAATCGGAGTTAATATTGCATTCTCCGGTAATTCGCTCAGGTCGGCTTTCTTGGGGTTGGCTCTGTCCCCTATCGCTTTCTCTATCGGATTCGGTTCGGGTTTCTTTGTGAAATCCGCTCTTGCATTTCCTATCCAGTTTGTTTTGGGTTTTTTCGGTTTTGTCATTTTGAGATTCCTTAACTTTTGATTCTACTTGTTTTGGAGGATTGAGAATTCCGGCGATACGTTTCGCGGAAAATGTAGTTTGACCTCCTTGAGCATTAGGAACAGTTTGAGAAACTTTTGCAGTGTATCCTGAGGACTCTGCGGCTTCCCGTAGCAATTCCCGTAAGTGTTTGAGTGCTTTGAATTTGATAGAAAGATTCGCATTTTGTTTTGCTAAAACAAGTGTTTCCTTTATTTCAATCGAGTACGTCCAACCCAAATCTCTAAAAATATTTATGATGATAGACGCATCATTGAAACTTGTTATAGCAGCCAGCACATCATCAGGATTTGGCTGTTCAGATTTTTCAATTTCATCAGACATTATAAATTATCTTACCACCGACCATAGGCATGTCCTTTTATGTGTCCTTCTTTCCTAAAATCATTATCTACTATCATATAGCATAAAACTAAAATAGATAAAGGAATTCCGAGAATAAGCATTATAAGTTTCATTTTGATGCCTTTCTATACATATACAATAAAGGTTGGTTTTTTTGCTTTCTTTGCTTTTTCGATTGTGTCGGCAGTTCCACGAGATTCCCCATCCCAAAAAGCTAATATCATATCACAATTATCAACTATCGTTTGGTTGCGTATGAATCCAGCAGACTTGCCATATTTATCCCAATCTGCATAGAAAACTTTGCATGAAATGTCATTATTCTCGGCAAAATTTTCTCCTAATAAGTCAGCCCCTTTAGCCCCCCCAGATATAATTTCTGTAATATAATCAAGAGGACAGAGAGAATCATAAATAAATCCTGCCAACTGTTCATAACTATTAAATGTACGACTGCCTACGATTGCTAATCTCACTTTTCTTTCCTTTCTGCGGATGGATGTGTAATTAATTTTTTCACCATCGAACTATCTCGTCCGGTCGCCGCCGCCATTTCAGCGAGTATTCGAGGGGATTTTGCTTCCTCGATGATTTTGTTTGTAACTTCGACGAGAAAGCCCTTTTCTCGGAGTTTCTGATTGGCTTTGGCTGTACTCGCTGGGAATATAAAACCGGGGCCACCGGGTCGGCTGAGTACGAACATAATTCTATTGAAGGTCGAGAGAGAAAAGAAAACCTCACTACCAATATATATTGGTTGAATATGTAAAGCCTTGAGATATTTCAGGGCCACGAGACGGGATACATCAAAGGTTGTCTCCAAATGCTTTAACTCAACAAGCTCACCCCCGCCAAAATCATAAGTTTTAGGTAGATTCATTTTTCCCATAGATTCTTCCTTTCAAACTCCATTATATCATATTTGGATTATTTTTCAAGGTTTTATTTCAAGCTCTCCGTAGGGATAAATTTAGAAATCTGGCAAGTCAATACCATCTACCGATTCTTCTATGAAACCGTTTAGCCAATCTTGGCATTCAGTAAAATCCACAGATTCTTCTTCTCCTGGATAGTATCCTAACAACCATCCAATTCTTTTTCTACGTTCATCGGTGAGTTCGATTGATACTGTAAGTTTAGTTTTTTTGCTCATTTTGATTTCCTACTTTCTTTGTCTCCCCAAATATATAATCCATAAATACAGGGTTTTATTTTACATTTTTCACATACCTCTGGATTTGTGCTTAATTGTCTATGAATTGCGGAAGCCTCTTTGTGAGTTGGAATTTTGCCTTTTCTACACAATCGTTTCATTTTTGGTCATTGTTTAAGTGTTCTAATATTAGTTCCCAGAGGAGGCTGCCGGGGAATGGATGAGGGATTATTCGGTAGGATAGACGGGAGTTGCCTCGATAGACATAGAATTTGTTTTCGGTGAAATTCATCTGAATAGTGTCCCCGAAATCTACTTGATGAGTTGTTGGGATATAGAAGAAATGGTGGTCTTTGTTCTCTCGGGAACGCACGACCAGTATGCGATGTGAAGCATTGTGGTCATAACATTCAACTACAATTCCGATTTGATTTTTGTCGTCGGTTTTCATAATTACTTTTTTTGGATTATCCAAAAATAACTATGGACTTTTCTAAGATGTCTTTGGGTTCTTGATTTGACATACCATTTATTAGGGATGACTAAGATAGCTAAATCTTTCACATAAAATCCCGATTCGATTGCCCATTGCCAAACAAAACAATGCGTCATTGTTGTTTTTGAATCTGTATAGTCTTGACATTTGAAAACAAGGATGCCTTTCGGTTTAAGAATTCGGTAAAATTCTTTTAAGGAATCTTTATACATCTTTTCAAGTGCTTCAAAATTCCAAAACATTCCAAAGCGAACTTCTGTTGTTTGTTTTCCGACTCGTTCTTTCCCTTGGCCTCCATGAGGGCCGTTCTTTCCTCCAAAGCAAAAAGGAGGGTCAAACATAATTGAATTTATAGAAGAATCGGGGATTGGTAATTTAGTGGAATTAGCATATTGAACATCTTCCCGTTGAGGATTTATATCAAATTTTAGAGTTGGTTCTTGTAATCCTTTATAGAATTTACCTAATGAAAAACAAGGGTCTAAGTCAAAATGGTCTGACTCGATATGTAAATCCAGAATATTCTGAATGACTTCTTGATTAGTTGTTCCAGCACTCTTAATACAACTCATTTTCGGTTCCTTTCAAAACTGTATTTTACCATATCCTCCGCAGGGAGTCAAGTGTTTTTTTCATTTTATTTTTATCTTTACAATCGACATAATCGTTATAATTGGTAGCCACATTATCAAAAAAGCGTCCAGAGTATCAAAAGTCCAGAGTATCAATTACGGAACGCAGGGGGGGTTTTTGATACTGTGGTACTGGCTTTTTAGCGAAATAATCCAGAGTATCAAAAATACTCTCCCTGGCCTTTGTCTGTAACGATTGTAACGGTTGTATCACTCTGATTGTAGGGATTGTAAGGGTTATAATCACGGTAATCTCCACTCCCAACGAATGATTTTGCCACTCTGGTTTTTTACGGGAATACCGAGGATTCCTATTGATTTCTTGACTCTCTTTAAGGTTGCAGATGAGTAGCCAAGAGCCTCACCTTCCTCGAAAATGAGCTTAGAATCCAGAGGCTCATCGGATAAAACGGACTCAAGCCACTCCGAGGCTTCGGTTTGTTTGCGGGGTCGGCCTTGTGAGCGTTTGCGAGGGGCGAGAAGTTCGTCTGCGGTGAGGAATATAGGGTCTTTCTCAAAACAACAGGCTGGTTGGTAGGATGTGCGGCCATCGGGAGTTGAAATGGAGGTGCTCATAAGGCGATAGGCAAGGCCATCGGTGCGAGGAGCGAGATTGCCTTTATACCAGACCATATAGCGACGGTCAAGGTCGTCGGGGTCTTGGGCGACGAGCCAAGCCATACGAGCGGCGTTCTGTTGGCCGACACTGCCGAGGACACGGAATTCGGCTGATAAGTCTTGATTTTTGTTGAGGTGGGTTATGCCGATGATGGATATGTTGCGGTCGGTCGCGATTTCGGAAAGGGGGCGGAGAAAACTGCGGACTTCTGTATTGGAGTTGGAATCGGTCTTGCCCATATAGGCGGTGTAGGGATCGATGATTGCGAGTTTTGGATTGGAGGCTTTGTCGAGGACGGAAAGGAGCATATCGAGGTCGCCTGTTTTCGAGAGATTGTCGATACCTACGAGACCTATTGTTCCGTCTGGGAGAGTTATTTTTGCACCTTTGAGAATATAGACTCGGCTTAAATCTGCTTGCATTGCTATTAGGCGGGGGACTATTATGTTGCCGGGGGTATCCTCAGCAGAGAGGATGACGACATCTCCAGGTTCTCGGGTTGTAGAGGGGAGTTCGTCTATCCAGGGACGGCCTGTGGTAATTTGAGCGGCCATATAGAGGCTGAGAGTTGATTTACTGGTTCCACCGATGCCAACGAGGAGTGAGAGCATCTTGTAAGGAAAGCGATTAGGCCAAAGCCAATCAATATGTTCTACCTTGACTTTATCGCCCCGGATGTAATCAGGTTCTTTTTTGATTATCCCCATTGCTCTGCCATAGCATCAGCAATACCTTGATATGTTGTACTTCTTAATTTGCTTCTATTTTTTGATGGAGGCATCCTATGAATTCTGTTTTCTCTTCCAGAAACAACATTTGTTGGTTGCAGTTTCGGCAAATTCTTTAACCATAAGCAAGTTGCTTTTGTCTCTCCATGTCCAAACATCCAAGGTTGAATAATCTGGTCTGGCTTTCTAATTTTACTGCTAATTACACTAATTGGATTTTCAAGTGCAATTTTTTGAATTGAGGCAGATAAAATCAAATTGACAAATTCTAATGCTTCTTTTTGTTCTTTTTGCCTATTTTTGAACCACCGAGCACCACTAACAGCCAGATATGTGCAAGGGGGATGAGCAATCATAAGATCAAAACCATTATTTATAATATCCCGTACATCACCCTGATAATGTGGCCCCGGCTGTTCCGTTGGCAACAAATCACAACTTATCACATTGTGTCCCTTTTTAATAAAAGCATCTCTGACTCGCCCCGAGAGTTCACAGGCAATTAATATATTCATCGTCGTTTTCCTGAAGAAAGCGGGGCCGGAAAAGCGGTCAACAAAACCGGCCCCCAAACATCCGGGCTGTGACCCGATTGATGTGCATAATTGTGATTATTCCACCGCTTTTTCATTTAGTCCCTTAACTTGTTATCTCCGCTATTGTCATTATAGCAGATTCGGAGGATGTGTCAAGGACTAAGATTGGCAATCGGGACAGGGAATTGGAGAATCAAATGTGTCTGGTCTATTTAATATTTTCGTGTCGCCACAGGTCTCGCAGGGGAGAAGGCCGAGAGCTTGTCGGACAATACATTCGGATTCTGTATCGGTAATACTTAGTCGCACTATTGCTCGGTCAAGGAGTTGGCGGATTTTTTGGATGTCGGTATTTTTCATTTTGGGTTCCTTTCAAAAAATATGGAGCGGGGTGGGAATCGAACCCACGACCTGTTACCGGTTTACCGCTCTGCCAACTGAGCTACCCGCCCCAGTAGTTACATTGTAGCATATTGACATATCGACGTCAAGGGATTTTTTGGCATTTTGAAAATATTTTTTGGGTACCTTTATCGGACGGATACCTTTGGGGATTTTGGTTATTGGACTGCGTAAATTTCCACTCGGAATCTAAAATTGATTTCTTGCGGGGGAGGTCTTTGACCAACATTATCGGACTCACGCTAGGGGCCGACGGGGGGGTCTCCCTCCGCAGGATCAATCCTGATTCCTGTACTATGCTGTACTATGCTATACCAGACTGTACTTTTCTTAACTATGCTATACTGTGGCCGTACCTAATCCAGTGTGTTTTGGTGAGAACTGGTAAGTCCTATAACCATTGGCGGTTAGTAGTCGGACATTTGGTTATTCAGACAACGATTATTGGACTTATCCTGCGGAGGTAAAAGGAGGAGGCCCCGACTATTGGTGGGAGGTTGCACCAGCCGAGGCCTTGGTGGAGAAGGAAATGAAACGAATTGTTTTTTATGATTTTGGGGCTATAACCACAAACCCTATATTCTAATAGTTATTCACAGCCCTTATCCAACAAAAGAGATTCTAACCGGTTATTCCTCCTTTGTAAGGCTTCAGCCTCCGATTTCTCAGCCTCCTTAAAATCCATAGCAGGTGGCCACATAATAAACCAGAAAGTATTGGATAGAAATTTACTTTTATCATGGTTTACTTTTTTGGTAATGAGAATCTTGTTTTGGTGAATCTCTTTTCTTATTGAATTACAAGAGAGAAACTTATCACCTTTTTGATTCACAGCCACAATATGAGCATTACGGCCTCCACATCATCCTGCACTAATCAGCATCCCTACCAGCACTAACAACACAACCAGTTTTTTCATTTTACATCCTTTCAATAAAGTTTACATTCTACCAGTTAGTTAGTTCTGAAAATGTAATATTCTTCGGCATTATATTCCGAGCCGTCATAACTTGAAAAATGGTGTCCGTAACCATCCATCATACAATCCCGCACAACACCATCCCAATCAATATGACAAACCAGGATATTCGGCATATCGTCCATGTTATAACAATCATCAAACAATTCTTGGATGAATTCGGCAAAAATATCTTCAATAGCATCCTCTTTGATAAATCTATATTCCGCATCATCAAGTCTTACATGAAAGTCATCGCATCCGATGTTATCACAAAGCTCCTGCAGTTCGTCTGAATCAAAGTGCGTAATTTCCAATACACTTTTGATTTTCCGTAGTATTTCTACGTTGTCTTTTATTTCCGCAATCATTTTATCCTCCTCTTAAAAAGGCTCAAAACACCTAAATTGTATTGTGTCATTCCCGCAAACCGTCGATCCGCATTTCTGACAATGGTCACAATCCACAATAGAAGATTCCGGCTGTACCATATCATAAGGCTGATATTGGTATTCTTGTGGATCAATAAGATTTCCACCATCATCTTCACATTCACATAAATCACCAGTTTCAAACTCCTGTCCAGTACATACAAACACACCAGCCTCATTCCGCTCGAAATACTGTCTTACCCATCCAGTTGTTATCTTGATAAAATTATCCATTTTTCACCTCACTTTTTTTATTTTAGCAACATTTTTTTTTGTCAATACATAACACACATCGTCAATCCATATATAAGTAAAATATGGACATCCTCCTTGAAGGTTAAGCTCCATTTTTTCCTGTGGATTATGACTTGTGTGTGCACTTGTTAGTTTAATTGTTTTCATTTTCAATCCTCCCTATTCAATAATTGCTTGCGTATGTTTTGTCCTCCACATTCGGAGGTATTAAGATAATCGCAATTATCACAAGCCGACAATCCCTCGAATTGTATAAGCCAGCAATCGCTCGTTAGTTTACTTTGGTCAATTTGTTTGCTTTCAGTAATAACTACTTGGCCGTTTTCAATTTTCGCTTTTTGGTAGAGCATAGTTTTGCCTCCTTAATCTGTAATCTATTTTCATAAACTCATAGGCTCAGGCTGGCCGGTAATGCCGGATCGCTATGCCGGATATTGCAGCCAGTCCTTGCCAATAAATTCACAACCATTCATGGCGTAAAGCATAACCGCCGTCTCTATCCCGTAATGCAGGATCACCGTTGCGATGGGATTCTCCCTTACGATACCTAAAACCATTAGGAAATACTTGAGAGCTAAAATCATAAACAATAGCAAATCCCATATCCATTCCACATCCGCTAACTTTCAGACCTTCTCTATGTTTGTCTCTTTTATAATGGCATAATTCCTCAACCAGCCCAGACAAATAAAGAGGTTTGTTATCACGAATTGCATAAACATCAATTCGTCGAAACATCCCACTCGACGAGACATGGCGTAAAACAGTATAAATCATTGGTCGTTTACGCCTTAACCAACTCACTATTTCTTTCTCCCACTCTCCCAAATCTTTTGTTTTATCTTTTCGTTTCATTTTACCCTCCACAGTTATTGTTTGACTATCACAGTTTTACAGACTTGACGAGCCAAAGCGATATTCTCACTACCACATTCGGGACACTTGAAAACATCGTCCATTGCCATCATATAGTAATCGCCTTGTGTTCCACCGATCAATTCTCCGCAATCTTGGCATTGCATAAACTCACCACATCTTTTATTATAGTCCGCATCGCCAATATCTACTAAATCTTTTCGCCTAATCATAGGTTTTTCCTCCTCTTATACTCTGCCGTCAAATTCTTTTTAACTTGAACAATAATTTTCTTGGCATTCGACAAACCAGCCGTACACAACAGCCTCTCCGTCAACTTCTCCGCCATCTTATCAATATCAACTTTCGACAATTTCATGTTATACTCCGCAAGTTGGACACTGATTCTCTATTTTGCCTTTATATACCATTGTTATATCCGCAGAGTTTAAGTTCCCATTCATATCTTTGTTATATCCCTGCACGGCATTTTTAATTGCTATTTTTACAGTCGAGGCACTTACAAACATCCTCGCACCTGTGTTAAAATCAACTGTCCACAAATTACTTTTCATTTTTTCACCTTTTCACGAAATATCCTTTTGTTCTTCTAACGACACAACCTCAAAGTCATCTGTCGCAGAAAAAAACTCAAATTCTTCAAGTGTATATCGTTCATCGTCATTTCGACAATCACCACAATAATCTTCTTTGTGATAACATCCACAACATCCACACTCAAAAAATCTAATCATTTTAACCTCCTAAACTTGTTGGGCACAAAAACGCCGGTCTTTACACTTATCACATCTAACTTGGTGTTTTCCTTCATTTTCTTTTTTCAGGTAGTTATATTTGGCACAAGTTATAGCACAACGAGGCCTAACAATTTTTGATTTTAGATTTATCATTTTAATCCTCTAACAAAGAGATATAAACGCCCAAAAACTCAAGAACACAATCGTCCGCCAGTTTTCGTCAAATAATAGCCGTCTCATTGTCCCTACTTTCCTTTACTGAATAGTTGTATTACTTTTGCTAATTCTCGCAAATCTCGGAATGTCAACGAATCCATTGCTTCTGTTATTTTCCGAGCATTGGCATCACAAAGACCATACACTCGGCACAATATACTTGTTTTCTCTTCAGTGTTATAATGATTCATTTTCAGTCCTCCTGAGCAAAAAGAGTAATTGTATGCGGTGTTTGCTGAACATCAACTATTGGTATATCCCAATAATCAAGTTGTGCAGCTTTCATTTCAGCATCGACTAAAACTTCTTGATCCGGGTTCATTTCTTGAAGTCTTTTAATTAACTCATAAACTTTCATTTTTAATCCTGTAAAACAATCGCAGATTCCATAATTGTCGCCAAAGACAACCGATGATATTCAAGAGGCAAATTCGTTTGGGAAGATAAAATTTCAAACGCATCCAATAATTGCTGTTTACTCATAGGCTGATTTTCGTCAATATATTTGAAATAATCATCCAAATATTCTACTAACTGTAGTCGTGTCGTTTTCATTATTTTAACCTCCGAAAAATTGAAAACCCCCAATTCACTATGTAAAGTATAACATATTCCGCCCGACAATGCAAGTAAAAAATGATAAATATTAGAAAATATCTGCAATTTTATTCCAATCCTCCGCAGACCAGTGGTTATTCCTGCGGAGGTTCACTATAAATTTCGATGTCTATCCGATCCTTGCAAAACAGATATAAAAAATAGCCGGTGTCTTACTTGTACACAGTTCCAAAGGGAACACAGTAGATTCAGAACACCGGCCATAAAGAAGGAGGGAAAAGGTCAATCTTGATAATATCTAATAACAAACCGGGCATAACTCCGCAGGTTTTCCCTCAATTCCTCTTTGGTAATCCTGCCCTGCAAATATAACCTATTGAGTCTGGTCTGTTTCGCTTCGATTAGTTTTACTGTTTTCATTTTTCTACCTCCCCAATTTTATTTTTTATTTGTTTGTATTTTTTAGCAGTATAAGCCTCACAATCGTCTTGAAGTGCTTTACATTTTTGATTAGTACAAATAAGATGAACGCCCTTATCTATCCACTTTTTTCCAACAAGATGTTTACAAATATAGCAATTCATAAGTAAAGTATAACACAAAAGCAAACCAAATGCAAGCAAAAAATCAGAAAATCGAAATATTTTTCTTGACTTGTATTTTCAAATATGGTATAATCTAATCGGCGTTGTCTGCCTACGGCCAAAAATGTTATCGGTCGTAGCAGTTATAGGACTACATCTCCGCAGAATCCTTATCGGACGCCAAGAGTTATAGGACTAATCCCCACCATAGTCCCGATACTGCGTAAATTTCCACTTGCTATCCAATAATCCGTCCAGATCGTCGAATCAATCCTGCCCGCATTAGTTTAGCAAATCGACGATTAAAAGTAGCAAGAGAAATTTTACCGACAGAATACTCGTATCGTAAATCTTCTTCCTCACGGGTAATGCTTTTCGGTCTTGGTTTACTCCCCTTGCCCATTTGTAGCCTCTTTTTTGATTTCTGCCTTTAGCCTTTCGATTTGCTTGTCGATAATTTCGTGGATTTTACGTTTAATAAGGTCAGATGTTTCTCCGTCTAAAGAATGGCCACTAATAGAGAGTACAACATCTGACCAAAGACATCTTTTGTGGAATGTGTCCAAAGAACAGATTTGTTTAGATAGTTTTTGAATTTTACTTACATTCATAATTTCCCTTTCTAAAGAATTGGATAGCTTCGGATTTCAATTTTAGGAGACACATATTCCCTGCCTCCAATATACTGACGATAAAAAGGCCATACTACAATTTTAGCAGTCATAAAAGCTCTTGCTGGATAACACGCATTGGATTCATAAGTTCCTCTGCCAATCGAATGACTCTCAAGCCAACAACCTGGGTTGAGGGCAAAGCGATGTTTCCACAATAACTCTGCTGGCATTGCTCCATGTGTTGGGACATAAGACACAGGTTTTGGAGTTGCATAGGCAAAGGTGTGGGTGTGTCCACTAATACAAACATCTGCAATCTCCCACTCTCTCTGCATTGCATCAAGTTTTAGGTGTTCTGCCGACACGCTTCTTCCAGCCCCATAACCGTGCCGAGCAACAAGAATAATGGTCGAGACTCCTCCTCCAAGACGCTTGAATCTAAATCGAATTAAACATTCATCTGACAGATTTCGAGTTTCAAGTTTCGCACAAAGCACTTCTTGTATATCAGTATTAAACCGTTTCCGTAACTGCTTTTCGTGATTCCCCTCCAAAGCTCCCAAAAGAAGATGTTTTACAGGAGTAAGAATTCCATAGGCTCTATCAGATTCCTTTATTGCTATATCACCAAGATTATTCTTTATTTCCTCTGTTCCCCCCTCTAAAAGCCATCCTGCTACATCGGAGAAATCAAATCTCTTTAGGTCTTTAGGATTAATAGCATTCAAAGCATCTCCTCCAAGCAAAACCTTAATGTGTCGGTCAGGCATAGCATCTCGTTTAACCACTTCTTTAATCCATTTTTTCAGGGCTTCCTCATTGCAATTCGATTTTCCCACGTGCATATCCCATAATGGGAAAATCTCCACCCGATCCCCACGACCACTACACTTTATTTCAACATCTAAAAGCCTCATATCAATTTCCCCTAAATTTGTTATAACATTCCAAGAAAAGACGTTCAGCTTGGTCAGGAGTCCAAGGAACAATCAATTCTTTCACAGGATTGCTGTCACCTATACTCCAGATTGAAAAATCGGGCATTTTAGGCATTAAGTCTCGAATCTCGGTGGCCATCATCCGAATATCCGCTCTTTTGACCTCCGCAGAATAGGTAAAGTCAACTCCCAACGCTTCTCCAATTACGGCCTGAATTTCTCGTTCAAATCCCGCAACTGTTTGACGATAACCAGTAGTTGGGTCTTTAACCCAAAGAAGTTTTTTCCAAGGTTTAGCTATATCCCCAATATAAGCCTCATCCGCATCGTGTAGTAATTTCACTAATGGATCACCGGGTAAATCCGAATTCTCCGCCATCAATACACAATGTTGGGCAACAGAATAAAATTCTCGAGTATGTCCTGTATATCTACATTGATACGCCAGAGAATGAGCAATATCCTCTATGCAAACCATCTTCGGTTTAGGATTTAACAAATCGAAAACCTTTCCTGTATATGTTACTATATTATTTGCCATTTCGTTCTTTCCTTAAATAATAAATTAGCAAAATTAACCAAAATGTATTTGTCAATACGACGAGCGATCCACCGACAAAACTTGTCCACTGCTTCAAGAATGGATAATAATAAAGATTCCAGAATCCCCAAAAAGTAAAATAGGCAATATGCACGAAACTCACACCTCGCACTTTCTTCTGTTTGAGCAATTTCCAACAACTCAAAAAGATAAAGAACCCTCCGCAACACTCAAACAGCCCGTTTATGATGTCTTGCCAGATAATTCACCCTCCTTTAGCTGCTCTTGGTAAAGAATAATCGCTAATAACGAATATATAGCATTGTCCATCAATGTATCAATTACTGATTCATTTTTAACCATTAACTGCCCGCTCTTTATAAATTCTTCGAGCCGAGACCACTTATCTTGCAATCGAACTAACACCCCTAAAAATGGAGTGAGATTTAATCGAACACATGCCCGAAGATTTTTAAGGGGGTCTTTTGTACCGGAATAATCGTGACTCTTACGGGAATGCAAGTTCGCCATTTGTTCAAGCAATTTATAGAAATCAGGATGTCCAAGTCTCTTGATCTCCTGTGTATCCTTTCCGTGACCAATTCGCACACCCCCCCCGGAGGTTTCTGTATTTTTAGCAAGATACAATGCCTCCGCTTTTTCCGCATCGGCCTTATTTTTATAAAGACCTCCACTTTCTTTTGTAGCCTTTCCAACAGAACCATCCGGCAAAACATAACCAGTTAGAGGGGATGAATCCGCTAAAATATCCACAACCCACGGCCTATTTTTATTATAATTAAATCTTCGTATTTTTGTCAATTTCTCTATCATTTTAATTCCTCCCAAGATAAATTGATTGGTCGTACCGTATGTTTAATCCAATTCCAAGAAATATTCCTTTTAAGATTCAATTCTTTTGCTTTTTGTCTTGCTAATGCTCTGGTTCTAAAGAAAAAAGGTCGCCCTGAAAGACAATCTGTAATAAAAAGAATCAAATTCCTCCCTGTTACTCCTACTCCACATGGCCCAATCCATTCATGTCGATTCCAAGAATCCTCTGAATTCATTCGCACTTTATAATAAATTGCCCATACCCGCCTTGTTTTCATTTTAATTCTTCTTTCCCCAACAAAACTGCCGCTGTAAGTTTTGGTAATTCTAAATAATAACAAACAAATCCAGGAGCTTGATATTTCCTAAAAATCCCCACTCCCTCAATCCTTCCCGGCTTTTTCGCCTTCAGTACCGTCTCAGGTAAATACACCTTAAAACCCCCGGGAAGAGAATACTGTGGAACCGATCCAAGCCATATAATTTTTCTATCATCCATTTGAGAGATTTGACTGGCAATCTTAAAAGTCGTATTCCACTGATTTGGATGCACAACAGTCACAAACAGAAATCCATTAAATCCCACGTATTGCCTTCTTACAAGAATTGGTTGGTCATTGAGAAACAATCTTTTAGCCAGTAAATAATGACCTCTTGGTTTCCCTTGCGAGAAATGAGGGCAAATCGAAATAGGAATAGTTACTGGTTCCATAATATAATTCCCGAAAATGCTGGCGGGCAGGGAAGATACTTTTACTCTGGGGATAGCCCTGTTTTCCCACTAAATCCAGCTTTCGCCACCGCCAGCATTATTCACTTTTCAAAAAGGGACAGGCTTTATTTTCGTCCCATACCTGCCCCTAATCCGGTATTAATCATCCTCTGACACTTTCTTAAAGTGGTACATCTTCGACCAGAACCTCGGTGGGAACCTCAGCCGCTGCTTCTTCCGGAGTTACATAGACACCATCTGGCTGAATCTCTGCTCCAAAAGGCTCTACTGCGGAGGTTTCCGTAGTCGTGTTGATAACTTCTAAGATATAGCAGTTGGTGTAATCTTTGCCATCTTTTCTGCTCCGAGATGTCCTGACTTTGACTCGGACAACGAGGCCGATAGATGCTTCGAGAATCGCATTGGCTTCTGCAAGGTCATTAATATCTCTTCCGGCGAGAACCTTTATGGCTCCTTTTAGAATACCAAATACCTTGGAAGTGTAATAGCCAACTGTAAACTCTTCTCCGTTGAGTTTTTCATCCTGAACATCTTCAATTCGGCCTTTGAGATTCCACCAGATCAAATCCTTGCCGTCTTTGGTGGACGTCCCTTTAGTCAACTTAACAAGGGACACGATATACTCATTATCCGGGGGCATCCAATCACTGAAAATCTCCGCTTCTTTGTAGTCCTGATTGTGCTGTGCGAGCATCTGCTCAAAATTTAAGTCCATAACTGTTCCTTTCAAAATATATTGTTGTTTCTTTTATCACTTCAATCAATCAACGTGAAAGTGATAACATTCAATACAAAATCAATATCGGATACTTGGAATCGCATCCCTAATAAAAGTTCTTCGGGGATTCCTCCTTTAGGGAACTCAGCTTGAAGTGGATCATCTCGGAAATACTTTCTTCTTCTATTCACTTCAAGTATCGCAAGTTTCTCTTTTTCTTTTTGTTTTGGAGATAAGCCCATTTTAAGTCTCCTGAAAATTACTTATTTTGTTTCTTTGCATTTGCAACTGCAACATTATAGTTTTTGACAAATATATCCCACGCATTGAGAAGAGGAATCTCAAACTTTCGATTCATCCCTGGAGCACCTCGACCCTTACCCTGCCGCTCCGCCGTTGTATAAGAATCAAGAAAATACTTAGAAGTCATTACTGTTCCACAAGGAACCTCAATAATCTGACCCCCCGGAAGTTTCCTTTTCTCTTTTTTCTCAATTTCCTTATTGATACAATAAATCGTCAATTTGAATTCGCTTTTGTTTACAATCTGAGCAGCCATAGTTGGAAATACTGAGTCTCGGATAACAGTTCTTTCTTTGTTGGTAGAAGGATTAGTCTCTGTTTTAGTAGTCATGTGGCCAACGCAAGACCATACAAAACCAGCTTGTTCCAATTCCCGTAACCTTGACCAACACCGCTCCCGAATCATAGCCCACCCATGCCCTTTGCTTCCAAATTCCGTAATATCATCAACGCCTTTTTCTATCTGCAGTTGAAGTTTAATCATCCCAACCCACTCATCTACAGTATCGAGAGAAACTCGATGAACAACATGTTTACTGGTTTTACCCTCGTCAATGAGCTTTTGGGTAATCTGCATATAGCGGTTGTAATTTTCAATCGGAACTCTTAATGCCCTCGTGCCGACAATTCCCGAAGCCCCTCCATCGAAATCTAAAATCATATTGTCGGGAATACTCGATTCAAAAGTAGTCTTGCCCTCTCCACTTGGCCCGACAATCCACAGATTCAAATCCTCCGCAGGTTTAGGATCGTAGCCGGTTTGAACACCGAGTTTGGCCCAATCAGTTGGAATAACCGGCACAGTATTAGGAATCGCAGGTAACACAATGTTGCTGCTTTTTGCGGGGTATAATTGACTCTGTGGAAATTTAGCCTTTGTAGTCTGAACCGCTTCTTGACTTGATATTTGCTCTATTGTCATAGTTTCTCCTTGAGATTAAAAAGGAATTTTGCATTCTTTAGCCAGTTTTTTGTATCGTAACCTGCGTGATTTCCGGTACAGGAGCCGATACAAAAAACTTCATCTTGGAGACCATAACAGGATATAAAAATCATGTTGACCCCCATGCTATTCTGAAAAACATCCATGTGTTCCCATTTGTGAGGTGGTGGTTTCTCCAAATCCTTTTGTTTGGCTTCCATTTTAGCCAAGAGGACATTCCCCACTGAGATTGCCTCTTTAAGATGGCCGATTGCTAATTGTAATTCTGTCATTTTTTTCTTTTCCTTTCTAATTTCTTTGCATCTTCTAATGCTTTATTTGCGGAACGTCTTGAGATTCCAGTAGATTGATTTCCGCTGGCATAGCCAATCCAATATCTGTGTCCATTACATCCTGAATAAGATAAGGCAGTAGGGCCTCTGATTACATTCCACATCATAAATGTCCTTTATGCCGGAACTGATTTTTCAAGTTCAACTTCTTTTTTTGACTTATCTCCAGGACGCTTGATGAGCATAGCCCCTAATGTTCCCCCAAATAACGTAGGTAGCAGTAAACCGACCGGCCCTTCTGGAGAGAATAGAGTTGACTTAATCTCCTCTCCTGCAATTATAGAGAGATTCGTCACGTTCTTATAATATCCACCTTTGATTTTCTCAATCGTAAGTTTGAAGTCAATAGCTTGGCCGACTCGTTTAGCATCGAACAATGTAGTATAAGGCATGAACAGTTTCGGCGGAACTCCCN